AGCAAAGAACGATATAACAGGTGATTCAATTCAAACTAGAGGCCCATCGAAATCATATGCTGATAATTATGATTCGATCTTTGGTATAAGATGTTTAAAATGTAAATTTAAACAAAATATGGATTTAGAACCACCAGTCATTATTTGTCAATCATGTGGAGAATTATTATGAAAGAACGTGACCCTAGTAAACACATACGAGAAATTAGTGTAGATAAAGCTGCTGAAACCGCAGGCGGTGTTTATTCACTTATTGTCTATGCATCAATGCATGCAAGAGAAATTGCTAAAAGAAGAAATAAAATTGATGCAAAACATAAAAAATTGCATGATTATGGCTTAAAGCCAATTAATCAAGCTTTAGATGATTTCCAAAAAGGAAATATATAAATAGTATTGTACATGCCATTTGGGTGTACATTTTATTAGTCTTGCTTATTAAAGGAGAAAACTATGACTAAAATTCATTTTGGGCATTTATACCCATCAACCCTCGGCTTTGACAGAATGTTTAATACTTTGGAAGCTATGCTTGACACAGTTCCAGATACTTCTGCCAAATTCCCACCTCACAATATTATTAAATTAGACGATCAGAAATATGTTGTCGAATTAGCTGTTGCTGGTTTCGATGAAGACGAAATCGATATTACAGTTGAAGACGGCGTATTGAAGATTGCGGGTGAGAAAAAAGAAACCGAAGATGAAATTGAATACCTACATAAAGGTATTGGTACTCGTTCTTTTACAAAAACTATTAAATTAGTTGATACTGTAGAAGTTCATGGTGCTCAATACAAAAATGGTATTCTAAAAATTGGTCTAGAGAATATAATCCCTGATCACAAAAAACCTAAAAAGGTTGAGATCAATAAAAAGGGTGTTAAGTTCTTTAAACAAGATCTTTTAACAGAAGAGAAGTAGCGATAGGGGAGCTTCGGCTCCCCATTTTATGGAGCAATTATGCAAATTAACGAAGTAGAAAATAATGAATTACCTAATGAAGGTCTATACTTACTAGATTTTTATGCAACTTGGTGTAATCCATGCAAAATGCTGACAAAGGTAATTGAAGATATGGAAAGTGATGTGCCTGTTTATAAGGTAAACATCGAAGAAAATATGGAACTGGCTAAAAAGTTTAATGTACGAGGTGTACCTGCTCTTGCATTAATGAAAGATGATGAACCAGTTGCAACAAAAACAGGATTTATGAAAGAAGCTGAATTATCAGCGTTTATTGAAGGACATCGATAATGATGTTATCATATCCAGTTGTAGTAAAAGGCAATTATGCTATTAAGCTATCAACATGGAATGGCAGCGTTATAGCCGTTGCAGATCATTTAAAAGATCCAACAAAATTTTTTATTAAACATTTTACAGACATAGATGATGGTGCAGCATATTTAGATTTTATAATTGAGAAGGATTTAAGAGATGGCGGATATTAAAATATTTAAATTAATGAGTGGTGAAGAACTACTTGGTGAAATAAAAGAAACAAGTGACGAAGGTATTGTACTTAAGAATGCTGTATCAATTGTCTATCAACAAACTGAAAAGGGTTTAGGCGCAGGCCTAGCTCCATTCATGCCATATTGCCAAGATCCAGTGGCAATCAAAGAACATGCTATAGCTTCTAGCGGTATACCTAATAAAGATATGCTAAACCAATATAATACAATATTTGGTTCTGGTATCGTAGTCGCCGGTGCTAACGAGATGCCTGAAGTAAAGTTAACTAAGTAAACATACATCTTAGAAAAGAAAACACCTCTGGGGTCACCCGGTGAGCAGTAAATTGTTACAATTTGTTTACAATTTTTTACAAATAAAGTATGTACATTAATTCGATTTCGTTGTATAATTATTATAACAGTTAAACAAACGGAGAAGATTATGGATATCAGCAAATTAAAAACAGTTACTCTAAACGGACCAGAAGATGGCCATGAGATTGCTTTTATTGTAGATAAAACTGCGTACATTGTAAGAACTCACGGTATGAGTGAAGCATTATTTAGAATGAAACGTGAATTTGGTATTCAAACTAATGAATGGATGTTATCATGTGACAAAGCAGTTTTAATTCCTGGAATTTGGGAATAT